CTTGGTTTGAAGTTGAAGAAGAATTTTGGGCTAGTCCTGAGTCTTTAGAGCCAGGTATTAGAACTAAATCATACAATATCTACAAAGACCCAGTAACAGATGATGGTACTAAGAAATCTTTGAAAGGATTATTATGTGTTGTAGGTAATGAAACAGGATTCAATGATATAATGGTTGTTGAAGAATGTACACCAGAACAAGAATCACAAGGTTTACTTCAAGTAATCTATGAAGATGGTAAATTTTATAATCAAACAACATTAGAAGAAATTAGAAAAAGATTACAATGAAAAGACTACAAATATTAAAATTTAAAGAAAGACAAACAAATAAGATTTATTCTTTGAATACAAACACAGGAAATTACGAATATAATAGTGATAAATTCCATCTATATTCATTCTTTGGTAAAGATGTAATGGTTATTAGCATATTAGATAAACTAAGAAATATTACTTTTAGTGTTGGAGATAGTGTTGTTACACCACAAGGAAATAAAGAGATTATTTCTATGCGAATAGTTGGTGGTGCAGAAAATACTACTGTTCAATTTACTTTATTTACAAATAATGCAGCTAATACTATATTAATGCCTAATTGTACTAAAGTAGTATTAATTGCACCAACATTAAAAAATAGTTCAGAATTTGAAGAATTACAACAAAGAATTATTAAAGATTTCAATGGAAAAACTTTAAAATTTGCTGTATTTGTTAGAAAAAGATCTGAAACATTTGAAGAATTCAAAAAAGAATTCTTTGCACGAAATAATGAATTTGAAACTATTTGGAGTGATACTAAACTTCAACAAACATCAAAAGGTAGAAGAAGAAGTTTAGGTGATATATTTATGATTTGTAAATATTATTATCCAAGTATTACTTTACTTGAAGTTGTAAAATGGCTTTATAGTAAACCATATTTCAAAGGTCGATATTGTAGTGATATTAAAAAAAGAGTATGGAGAATGAACTATGATATAATGGAACATGAAAACATGAAAGATGAATATGGAAATTTAACTAGTTATTACAAAACATTTATAAAATAAACAAATGAACAAAAAGAAAATTTTAATTCCAGGATGGTCAACAGGTGATCAATCATGGGGAGTAACAAAACCTTATTTAGATTATTTTAGTCAATTTGGTCAAGTAGAAATACTTACTCCAAGAAAAGGAATAGAAAATGGAGATTTGTTAGTATTACCTGGTGGTATGGATCAAAGTCCTAAAGATTATGGAGAAGTTCCAGGATTTTATACAGGAAATACAGATGTATATAAAGATTACTTCTTCCATAAAAATTTACCTCAATATATAGATAATAAAACTCCTATATTTGGTATTTGTTTAGGTATGCAACAGATTTGTACATACTTTGGAAGTAAACTTACACAAAACATGTATCATGAAACTTCTGGACATAGAACAGAATTAACACATCATGTTAAACCAGTAGTGGGATATAATAAGGAAGAAGGTTATTTATTTAATCCAGCTAAAAATGCTGGTTTTAAAGTAAATTCTCTTCATCATCAGGCAGTGCATCAATTTCATTTAGCTGATAGTTTAGAAGCTCTATATATAGATGAAGATGGTTGGTATGTTGAAATGGTAAGACATAGAACATTACCTATTTATGGTATTCAATGGCATGAAGAAGAAATTCAATGTAATAATGTAGTAAAACAAACAATAAAACAATTATTGAATGAACAATTGTAATAGTTATCAAGATTTAACAAGCATAAACTATACTAATTATTATTATAATCATCCTGAAGAATCTAGAGCTAGTCAATCATGTTTAGAGGAAATTAAACAAGATTATCTTAAAAAAGAATCAGTTAAATTAGTAATTCCTGCTAAAACTGTAGAATCTGTATTTTCTAAGGATATTATAGATAAATGGATAAGTTTATTGAAGACAACGTTTAAAATGCAATTTGTATATGAACAAAATCAAGATGAACATATAATTAAATTAAAGTATTCAGATTTTAATAGCATTACTGAATTATATATTTGTTTAGTTTTAGTAAGATATTTATGGTATCGACAAAATAATTTCTTAATCTATAGAATACTACACATATTAGAAAATTCATCTTTAACTCTTTTTCAGAGTATTAAACTTGCACATTTTTATGATTATGTTGATCGTGATAGTACTTTTAATATATTTCAAAGTTTAGTAATTCCTATGGACTTATCTTGGGTTGACTTTAAACAATATATAAAATATAGTGAAAAAATACATCAAACTATAAATAACATAACATATAGTAATATTAAAATAGTAAACTTAATTAGAAATTTAATTAAATTTAAACCTTTATCTGAAGATTATGAAAAAGTAAATTATGAGATTAAACATTTGTATTCACAATTAAATAATAATATAAATGATGAATTAACAGAACTTGAAATTGTATTGAAATATTTCAAATATTCATATACATCTATAACTAAAATAGAAAGTTTTAGTCAAATTAAACAAGATGATGTTATTATATCTCTGTATTACTCAAGGATTTTTAAAATTACTGATCCTGATTATAATGGTATTTATGCATTATCTTATGATATTTTAAATAATAGCTCTCAAGATACAGTTTATAAAGGAAGTAAAAAAAATATATACGTATTAAAATGAAAAAAATAAAAAATTTTAAATTAGGTAGTGACCCTGAATTATTTTTAAAAAGAATAGAATCAAATACACCATTTCCAGCAATTGGTATAGTACCTGGTACAAAAAATAAACCAGAACCAATGAAAGATTTACCAAAAGGTTTTAGTTGGCAAGTTGATAATATGAGTTGTGAATTTAATACACCACCAGCTTCATCAGCAGGTGAATGGGTTAAAAATCATTTAATGGCTTTAAGTTATATCAAAAAGAATATACCTACAGATCTAGATTTAATGATTGTTCCATCTTGTAATTTTGAACACAAATATTTATCTATGCCTGGTGCTTGTGAATTTGGTTGTGAACCTGATTATAATGCTTGGATACAAGATGTAAATCCAAAACCTTATTGTAATGATGAAACTCTTAGAAGTTGCGGTGGTCATATTCACATAGGTTTTGAAGAAGGTAAAGATATGTCACTTTGTGAAGAAGTAGTTAAAGTAGTAGAATTATTTGTTAGTGTACCTGCTTTATTCATAGATAATGATCATCAACGTAGATTTCTTTATGGTAAATCTGGATCTTTTAGATTTGGTAAGAGTTATACAGGAGTTGAATGTAGAACACCAAGTAATTTCTGGTTACAATCTGAAGAATTAATGTATTGGGTTTATGAACAAGTGGAACATGCTATTGAATTCATTAATCAAGGTAATCAATTAGATTCTTTAATGGCTGAAAATATTCAAGAAGCTATTAACAATCATAATTTAAATATTGCTCAAATGTTAATGGAGAAATTTAGTATTAATTTACCAAAAAGTTATGCATTAACTAACTTAAAAGTAACAAAATGAAAATTACAGCAACAACAAATCAAAAGAAAGAAGTATTTAAACCTATTACAGTAACATTACAAATTGTTATAGAATCTAAAGATGAATTAGAAGAATTAAAGGTAATAGGTAAAAGTCATGATGATAATAATTTTGAGCTTATTGCAGATGGTGATTATTATGATAATTATGGTGAAATATTTAAAAAAATAACAGAACAACTTTAATAAAAATTGAAAAAGAAGAAAAATGAAAAAGTAAATTGAGTAAAATTAATGTTCCTTGGGGAGAAATAGGTTATATTACTTATAAAAGAACCTATGCAAGAAGATTAAAAGAAGATGATGTAAATTCAAAGACAGAAGAATTTGAAGATACAATTAACAGAGAATTATGGGCAATAGACAAACAATTGAAAATTAAATTTACAGATGAAGAGAAGGAAACTTACTTTAATAGTAGAATGAACCTAAAATGGTCTCCTGCAGGGAGATTTGTATGGCAATTAGGTACAAAAACTGTTGATAAATTAGGTTTACCTTCTCTTCAAAACTGTGCTGCATGTGTTGTAGATCATCCAATTAGACCTTTTACATGGGCTATGGAGCTTTTAATGCTGGGCTGCGGGGTCGGATTTAACATACAAAAAGAATATGTATATCAAATTCCTAAATTACAAAAGAAAAAGATTAAAATTGTAAGACAAGATGATGCATCAGCTGATTTTATAATACCTGATACAAGAGAAGGCTGGGTAAGGCTATTAGGAAAGGTTTTAAAGGCTTATTTCTACTCTGGTGAAGGATTTACTTACTCTACCCAATTAATACGCTCTAAAGGGGCTTTAATTAAGGGATTTGGAGGTGTAGCAAGTGGTCCTGAAGACTTAGTATGGGGTATGAATGAAATCTGTAAAATTTTAAATGAAAGAACTGGTAAAAAACTAAGACCTATTGATGCATTAGACATAATGAATATTATAGGTTCAATAGTAGTTGCTGGTAATGTTAGAAGAAGTGCTCAAATAGCTATAGGTGATTATGATGACTTAGAATTCTTAAAAGCTAAAAGATGGGATTTAGGTCCTATTCCTAACTGGAGAGCTATGTCTAATAATTCTGTAGCTTGTGATGATACAGATTTATTACCTAGTGAATTTTGGGATACTTATCAACAAGGAGAACCATATGGTTTGATTAATCTTAGATTAGCCAGATTATGTGGCAGACTTGGTGAATTTCAATATTCAGATGCTGGTATTATAGCATTTAATCCATGTGCTGAACAAGGATTACATAATAATGAAACTTGTTGTCTAGCTGAACACTATTTACCTAATTATTCATCTTATGAGGAGTTTTTACAGAATCTGAGACTATCTTACATTGTTTGTAAACATAGTTTAGCCTTACATTGTTCAATTAAAGAAACTGAAGATATAGTACATCAAAACATGAGAATGGGTATTGGTGTTACAGGTTATCTTCAAGCTACTGAAGAACAAAGATGTTGGCTATCTAAAGCTTATAAATGGTTAAGAGAGTTTGATGTAGAATATTCTAAAGAACATGAATTTCCTGTAAGTATTAAACTAACAACAATGAAACCTAGTGGTACATTGAGTTTATTACCAGGAGTTACTCCAGGAGGACATCCAAGTCCTGCAGGACCATATTACATTAGAACAATTAGAATTGCATCAAATTCACCATTGATAGAAACATGTAGAAAACATGGTTATCCTATGGAATATCAGATTAATTTTGATGGTACAGAAGATAAATCTACAATAGTAGTTAGTTTTCCTTGTAAAGTTCCTGAAGGAACACCAATTGCAGCTACTTTTAGCTGGAAAGATCAATTAGACGTAGTTAAAAGACTACAAACTGACTGGAGTGATAATAGTGTAAGTGTAACAGTTTATTATAAAAAAGAAGATTTAGAAGATATTAAAAAATATTTATCTGAAAATTATAAAGATAATTTTAAAACTTTATCTTTCTTATTATATAATGATCATGGATTTAAACAAGCACCTTATCAAACAATATCTAAAGAATTGTATGAAGCAATGATTAAAGATGTTGATCCTATTACTTCAGCTACAGTACACGAGAGAGATTTTGAAATAGAAAATTGTGATTCAGGAGTTTGTCCTATTAAATAAAAAGAAATGATAGTAAAAATAAAAAAACTACACGAAAAAGCAACAATGCCTAAACAAGGTAGTGCTGGCGCAGCTGGATTTGACTTAACAGCTGTAAGTGTTAAAGAAGTGGAAAGTAATGGTGTAATATCTTACCTTGAATATGATACAGGGTTAGCTATGGATATTCCTGATGGATTTGGAGCTTTTCTTATTCCAAGAAGTTCTATTAGTAATAAAGGATTATCTCTTGCAAATTCTGTTGGATTAATAGATCCTGATTACAAAGGATCTATTAAATTAAGAATGTATAGTTCTGCAGTATCAGATGGAGAACCTTATGTTCCTGGTGAAAGAGTAGGTCAATTAATTATTATGCCAATTCCTGATATTACTTTTAAAGAAGTAGATACAATATCTATATCTAAAAGAGGAGCTAAGGGATTTGGTTCAACAGGTAAATAATACAAAATGGAAAATACAAAAATTAAATCTTGTACATGTACAGATCAACATCAAGATACTATTTATGGTAAGTTTAAAAGATTAATGAATATCTTTGGAAAACCATTTAAAGGATATAAATGTACTGTATGTGGTAAACAACATTTAGAATCTCATAATTCTAAAAGTAAGAAATAATGTTGAACATTAATGATGAAACTTATGTCTTTAAAGATTATGAAACTGAAACTGATGTTTTAGCGAAAGTAAAGCTCCTTTCTTTAAAAAGAGAGGGGCTTCCTTTCATTCTTGAAGATATGAAAAAAGAAGAACAAATTGTATATAAAGCTCAATATTGGGAATGTGAAGTAATTAATAGTAACTATTATAATAAAGGTTATATTAAAACATTTCCTATAAGATGTTTGTTAAGTGTAGGGTCAATACCTTCAACAAATGTAGAGGATATACAAGAAGAAAATTATACAATAATCGATAAATTTTTAGAAATAGATGGCGAGGAAATCTTTTGAACAATTAGAAGAAGAAATTAGGAAATTAAAACCTTTAAAATTTAAGGATATTATTCCTATAAGCTACAAAGAAACTATTAGATTATTAATTGGAGGAACTCCTACTTATTTAAATAGTGAAAAAAAACCTCAATGTGGAGTTAATAGATCTAGAGGTTTAAGAGATATATACAGAACAGTATTATATTATTATCCTGAAACATCCTTTGAAGATGTATTTAATGAAACTTGTAATAATGGATCAAGTAGTTTTTGTAATGAAACAAATCAAACAGTATTTCATCCTGTTTATCGAACTTATACTAGTGATAAACCAAATGTTCAAGTAAGATTAGGAAGAACTCCATATTATATTGAAAATCTCAAAAAATCAAATGATTGGTAAATCGTAATTTATGGGTTTATGATATTGAAACACTTAAAAGTTGTTTTACATATTCTGCAATAAATGTAGATACTGAAGAAGTAGTTTCTTATGTAATACATAAAGATCAATTTGAATTATTAGAACTAGTACAACACTTACAGCAATGTAAAGGTCATATTGGTTTTAATAATGTTAATTTTGATTATCCTATTATTCATAAATTGTTAATTAATTGGAAAAAATGGTTAGCAAAATATAGAAATAATCAAGAACAAATAATTACTGAACTTTATCAAGAAGCTCAAAGAATAATTGAAGAACAAAATAAGGTACAATTTAATACAATTGTAGCTATTAAAGATTCAGAAGTACTAATACCTCAATTAGATTTATTTAAACTATGGCATTACAATAATAAAGCTAGGTCTACGTCTTTAAAATCATTAGAAATATCTATGAATTATCCTAATGTAATGGAAATGCCTATTGATCATACAAGAGATGATATTACATTGGAAGAAATTCCTAGTATTCTTAAATATAATTTAAATGATGTATTAGCTACATTTGAGTTTTATAAGAAATCTTTAGCTAAAATTAGTTTAAGAAAATCATTAAATCAAGAATATAACATTCCATGTATGAATTGGAGTGATTCTAAAATTGGTGAACAATTAATTCTTAAATTATATTGTGATAAGACTGAAAAAGATGTTTGGGAAGTCAAAAAAGAAAGAACTTATAGAAAAAGTATTAATTTTAAAGAATGTATATTAGATTATATAAACTTTGAAAGCAAAGAATTTAATGAGTTACTTGATTATTTTAAGAAACAAACTATTACTGAAACTAAAGGTTCTATTGAACAATCAGTTGTTTATAAAGGTTTTAAATATGATTATGGTACTGGTGGTATTCATGGTTGTATTAAAGCTGGTGTATATGAATCTAATGAAGATTATATTATAATTGATGCGGATGTTGCACAAATGTATCCTAGATTAGCTATTACAAATAAATTTTATCCTGAACATTTAGGAGAAGTTTTTGTAAATATTTATGAAGAGTTAACAATTATGAGAGCTAAAGCTAAAGCTAAGGGTAATAATTCAATAGCAGATGCTATGAAATTATCAAGTAATAGCACATATGGTAAATCAAATGATATTAATAGTTTCTTATATGATCCTAAATTTACAATGGCTATTACACTTAATGGTCAATTATTATTAAGTGTTCTTTGTGAAAGATTAAATAATGCTATTCCAGGTTTACAAATGATTCAAGTTAATACTGATGGTATTACTGTTAAAATTCCTATAAATTTTAAACATGTTTATGATAAAATATGTTCTGATTGGGAAATTGAAACTAAATTAACTTTAGAATATGTTGAATATTCTAAAATGGTTATTAGAGACGTTAAAATTGGCGTCTAAACTTGTTAAATTGCTGGAACATCCTTAGAGCTTGAATTACCATAGTGTAAAAATATTCAAGATTGGACAATCAGCAGCCAAGATTAATTAATATTAAATAAAAAAATATGAAAATAAGAGAAATTATAACACAAAAAGAACTTCCTTTTGAAGTAGAAAGAAAAAAGGTTAATGAAATACTAACAAGTTTGTTTAATTTTAAACAAAAAGAATTAGAAGCTTGTTTAGAAGAAACTTGTGAAGTTCATTTTCCAATAACTTATATGCAAAAACATTGGGGAATTGGTTCTAATTATTATTTTGGAACTAATTGGGGAACAATTGAAGTAATAATTGGAGATTCTCCAGAAGATTGTACTGTAGAATTTCTTGAAAATCAAATTTTAGGTTTAATTAATAAGGTTCAGAGACTATCGAAACACACCAAAGGGTGAATGGAGTAGAGTAGGGTTAATTACCCGAATAAGCAAGCATTAACAATTTTTAACAATAAATAGTTGCACAGTTAATAATTATTTAGTATCTTTGTAGATATGAAAATAGATATTAAACATTCCTTTCCAGGAATATATGCAATTAGAAATATAACTACTAATAAGTTATATATTGGAAAATCAAAAAATATTTATAAAAGATTACATCAACATTTAAGTGATATAAAATATGAACATAGAAATCATAATGAAAATCCCTACTTGTTAAATGCAATTAAAAAATATTCTTTAGTAGATTTTGAATATATAATATTAGAAAAAACAATTTTAGATGAAAAATATTTATCGGAAAGAGAATTACACTTTATTGATAAGTATAATACAACTAATAAAAAATTTGGATATAATCTAAGAAGAGATTCTTCAACAAAAATGATAGTTCATGATAAAACTAGAAAGAAAATATCTAAAAGACTTAAAAAAGAATGGTCTTCTGGTATTAGAAAAAATCATGGACAAAAATTAGCAAATAATTGGAAAAACAATAAAAAAAGAAAAGTAAATCAATCTTTACTAATGAGTAAAACATTAACTAAATATGAATATCATCTTACCAAAGATAATTTAACAATAATAGTTGATTATAAAAAACTTAAAGAATTAGGTTTAAAAAATTGTTTACCAACATTTGCTAGAAAGAACACTAATAAAATTATATTTAAAGGTTATATAATAGAAAAATTAAAAGTTAATGAAGATATAGTCCAGCCAGATTAGAAATTTTCTGGATAAAATGCAATAACTATATAGCAATTGATGTTAAAGGTAAAGTTAAATACAAAGGTGCATTTGAAGTGGATAAAGTTGTAGGTAGTGAACCAGCTTATCATAAGGATAATAGTTTTAGAATTATTCCATTAGCTATTTCTGAATATTTTGTCAATGGTATACCTGTTGAGGAAACAGTAAAGAAACATAATAATATTTATGATTTCTGTGGTAGGCAAAAGTTTGGAAGAGATAGTTATGGTCAAATACATTATTTAGATATTGATAGACAGGTATCTGAAAAACAACAAAAGAATGTTAGGTATTATATATCTAACAAAGGATCTACATTTTATAAGTATTACAATAAAGGTACAAATGAGGTAATTAATAAAGGTTATCAAGTAACAATATTTAATGATTTTGTTGAAAAAGATTTTAAAGATTATGATATTAATTATTCTTTTTATATAAGGGAATGTAATAAAATAATAGATGAAATTGAAAGTAAACAATTAACATTAAATTTTTAATATGATTAAAAATGAAAGAAATTAAAGTAAGGAGTTTTGATAAAAAAGAAGAAGTAACAGAAAAAAAAGAATTATCTTTTAAAGCTAATATTTCTAAAATGCAATCAGAACATCCATCATTATCTGTTTTATATAATGATTTAAATTCTTGTATAGAAATGAAACATAAAATGAGCAGATCAAGAGATTTAGCTAGAAATTATGAAAATGAAGAAATTTCTATAAAAAAAAGAATTAAAGAATACGAAAGAGCACATAATATAACAAGAGAAGATCATTTAAGATGGAATACGAATACGTAGATAATTATTTTGATTATGATAGATATTATTTAAAATTAGAAAGAGAATATAATGAAAAAGCGTTATTAAAAGAATTAAATGATATTGAAAAAACTATTAGAAAAAATAGTTTTAGAAAATCAAATTACAGTAGATCAAATACTGATAATAGAATTGGTTTTCAAAAAGGACTTTATATTTTTGGAGAAATTCCTTCAAATAGAAAAACAGAGAGGTTTATTATTACAAAATCTAATAAGAAGAGAGTATTTAAATCTGTATGATACTGAATTAACATATGATATATTAACTAATATATATGTTACTGATAAAGGTGAAGAAGTATTATATGATTTAAAAAATCAAAACAAAGAATTAATAGATGAAGATTTTAATTTAACTTCCTTTGAAGAGAAATTTGAGGAATTTTGGGATTTATTTCCAAGTTCAGATAAATATATGCATTTTCCCAGAACTCGTATATTAAGAACTGAACAAGAAAAATGTAAAAAAATGTATAGAAAGATTCTTGATGAATATAATCATGAAGATGTAATTAAAGCTTTAAAATATGAATTAAACATGAGAGAACATAATTCTGTATCAGGAATTAATAAGCTTTTCTCAGATTTCAAATATATGAAAGCTTCATCAACATGGTTAAATAATAAAGAATTTTTAGCTATACAAGAAATTATGAAAGATGATAATAATGAAAAAATAGATATTTTTACAAGAGATGTTTGATAAAATACTTACCAAAATACAAGAGAATAAAAAACTCAAGGAGTCTGGTAAACAATTATCAATACATCCACCATTTCCTAGATTAGCTGATCAATTCCCAGGTTTCGAAAAAGGTAAACTCATAGAGATTACTGCAGCTAGTGGCATAGGAAAGACTAAATTTACTAAATTTTTCTGCATTACATCTATCTATAATTTTATTAAATTAAATCCTACTACAAAAGTAAAACTTTGGTATTTTGCTCTTGAAGAAACTGCAGAAGAATTTTGGCTTTCATTTATTAGTACAATGTTATATGAAAAATTTAACATTGAATTATCTACAGCTCAATTAAAATCTTTAGGTAAATATACTTTATCTAATGAAAATGTTGAAAAAATTAAAGAATGTGAAAGTTTTGTAACAGAATTATCATCATTTGTTGAAGTTATTGATTATACTCACAATCCATTTGGAATATATAAACATGTTAGAGATTATTTTGAATCATCTAAAAATATCGGAGAGTATACATACGAATCAATAAATGAAGGAAAAAACAAAATAACTACAGGTTATAAACATAATACAGACACACATTATTTTATTATTACAGATCATATTAGTCTTTTAACTCCTGAAAATGGAATGGGAGAACATGCTACAATAGGTCATTATAGTAAAGAATATTGTTTAAAAGGATTTTGTAAAAGGTTTAATTGTACTGTTATAAATGTTCATCAACAAGCTGCTGAAACAGAAAAACAAGAGTTTTATAGAGGTGAAACTTTAGCTGAAAAGCTTGAACCAACCTTAAATGGTTTAGCTAACAATAAAGAAACTCAAAGAGATTGTGACTTAGTATTAGGTTTATTTGCACCTGCAAGATATAAAATAACTAGCTATCGAGGTTATGATATAAGTAAGCTTCAAGATAGATATAGAAGTTTAATATTTTTAAAAGATAGACATTATGGTTGCGCAAACTTATATGTTAATTTATATTTTAATGGAGCAAGTAATTATTTTCAGGAATTGGAACCTGCAGAAGAATTTAAAAAAAATCCAAATTTATATTCTAAATATTTAAGTTAAACTATAAAATACACACTAAATAATAGTTTAAAATTGAAAAAAATTAAAATAAATAAATGTCAGCAATTGCAATTGTTGGTAAAAGTGGTTCAGGAAAAAGTACATCTTATGGATATATACCTGAACTAGGAATTAAGGGTTTAGACCCTAAAACAACAGTAATTATAAATGTTTCAGGTAAAGATTTACCATTCAGAGGATGGATAAAAACCTATAATGGTCATCCTAAAGATGGAGGTAATTATCTAGAAACATCAGATGCAGATATTATAGCTAAATCTATTAAAGCTATATCAGATACAAGACCAGATGTTAAAGACATTGTAATAGATGATGGTCAATTTATTATGGCTTTTGAATTTATGCGTAGAGCTAAAGAATCAGGTTATAACAAATTCAGTGATATAGGTGTTAATATAGCTAAAATAGCAGAAGCATCAAGAAATACAAGAAAAGATTTAAAGGTATATTTTCTATGGCATCCAGAAGAAGATAAAGATACAGGATTTAAAATGAAAACTATCGGTAAAATGGTAGATGATTATTTAACATTAGAAGGCTTATTTAGTGTAATACTTTACACAAATACAACAAAAGGTAATGATAATAAAGTTAAATATGAATTTGTCACAAATTATGATGGTAAATTTCCAGCTAAATCACCTGTAGGAATGTTCCCAGAATTATATATTCCTAATGATCTTTCTATTGTTTCTTTATTAATTGATAAATACAATAATGGATAATGAATGAATTACAAGAAAAACAGTATAATTCCTTTAGAAAAAATAAATCTAGAAGGGCTATAATAAGAAATCCTTATTATACAAATCTTCCTAAAGACACTAAAGTTTTCATATATGATGTTTTAGAAGATGAACTTTGTAGAGTTTTCATGCTTGATAATGAAAATACTGTATCTAAAGATCAAATATTTCTCTGTAAATATGATGAATTAAACTTCATAGATAAGGAATATTCAGGTACAGGTTTAATTAAAAAAGGAGTAAGATTAGAAAGAAAGGATAAATATAAAGGAGAGTATGTAGTTGAATTATTAAATGACAATAAATCAATACAATTTTCTCAAGCTTTATTATCTCTTTTACAAACAAATGATAATAACTATATTGGTTTTGCATATGATGCTGAAATTGGATCATTCTACATTTATGCAAGTAAATCAGAAAATGATGGTTATTTATTAAACAAAACTAATAGTAGAATAATTAGTATTGCGGATCATAGAGAATTAAAACAAATATTTGAATCAGATTTTATATCAGTAGATTCAAAATCTATATTGGATTTAGAGAATTTTCCAGATTTAATATTCTATAGTTTGTTTAAAAGTAATAATAACACGAAATCTTTTGTTGAAAAGAAAGCAAAAGATATGTTAAATGAATATGGTAGGAGATTAAAAAATAAACCAATAGAAGATATTGTTGGTTTGGATTATAAAATGTCATCAGGTGTTATGAGTCAAATTTATACTAATAAAGATCCTAATGAGTTTGAAGTTGGTAACGCTGCTTTCAAATATTTTAATCCACCTACAGAAATAAAATTTTGAAGAATTAAATTAAAAAATTAAAAAAAATGTTTAACACAAAAGAAGTAAAAACACAAGACACAAATTACATTAGTTCATATTTAGCACCTGGACATTTCCTGGTTAAAGTAAATAATGTAACAGTAAAAAAAGCATCAACAGGAAATTCTGCATTGGAATTTGAATTTGAAACAGAACCTATTACTACAGAAGGTTTTAAACCTGTAGAAGGACATACTGGAAAAGTAGGTAGAGTAAAAACTGTATATATTTCTAATCCTGATCAGGAAAAAAGAGTAGCAACCATATTAAGTAATCTTGCAGAAGAACTTGGAGTAAAAGATCAAGTTGATAATATTTCTGCTGATTTAACAATCGAACAATATGCAGAAGAATATTCTAAAATTGTTTGTAATAGTGAATATGTATGGATAAGCCTTAATGGTGAAGAATATGCTAGAACAGATAATGGTAAAAAAGGAATTTCTTTGAGATTTCCTAGTTATCGTGCATTTTGCTCTAAAACAAAATATGATCTTTTAGGTGCTGAAAAAGCTCTTTCTAAGACTTATATTAAAAGACTACCAGAACAAGAAGCTGCAACAGGCTCTTCTGAAAATGTTTGGTAAATAATTGAAAAATAATAAGGGGGTGAAATTCCCCCTTTTTTTATGTTATCTACAAAAAATGTTAATTATTTAACTTTATCAAAAGAAAATATTTTAAAATTTGTAACAGAAGAAGAAATATTTAGGAAATATATCAAATATGATTTTAAAGTAAATGAAATATTTTCAGCTCCTTATAGAAAAGATAATCATCCTAGTTTTGGTATATATTACAATTCTTATAATAATAGGTTAATGTATAAAGATTTAGGTAAAAAAGTAGGAGGTGATTGTTTTTCTTATGTTATGTTAATTTTTAAATGTAATTTTTGGGAAGCCTGTAGAATTATAAATAACGATTTTAAGCTTAATTTAGGCACTTTAAATGTAGATATGAGTAAAACCATTAGAGATGTCCCTAATGAGCCTAAAATCAAAGAAAAAAGGCTAATTTCAATAGATAAACAAGAATTTACTGAAGAAGATTTAAAATGGTGGTTAAATTATGGTATTTCTAAAGAAACATTGATGTTTTTTAATGTGTTTTCTGTTAAAAATCTATATATAAATAGACAATTTAAAAGAACTTATACAAAAAACTATCCTATATATGCTTATTATTTTCCAAGAACAGGAAATTACAAGATTTATATACCTAATGAAGGTAAATATGATAAATGGGATACAAATGCTACAAATGAATGGGATATTCAAGGTTATGATCAATTACCTGAAAGAGGTGATATTATATATATTACTAAATCAATGAAAGATGCAATGGTTTTATATGAATTAGGTTATCCAGCAGTTGCAACTCATGGAGAAGGTCATTGGTTTAATCCTGATTTTTTTAGACATTTGAAAGGTAGATTTAATAAGATAATATTATTCTATGATCATGATTCTTCAGGAATAGAATGTACACAAAAAATATTAAATGAATATGAACAATATAAATTATTTTGTATATTTACTCCATTTAATACAGAAAAAGATATAAGTGATTATGTTAAAAAGAATGGGAAAGAAAAAGGAAGAGAAATTATCAATATCTATTAAAAACAATAATACAGCATTAGGACAATATGAATTAATTGTTGAAAAAGTAAGTTCATTTAAGTTTTTTATTAATGTAAGTTATAATACTAGTAGTTGTGGAAGTTTACAAATTAGAGATGTAAATCCTTACTCTGGTTCAGTAAGTAATTTATCAAGTTCAGAGAAAGAACAGATATTTAATTATATTATAAATAATTGTAATGATGACAGAAATCATATTTATTTTCTAGATAGAGATAATGGATTAATCCAACAAATGTTTGCAGATTTAGGATTTTCTAATGTTTGGAGTTACAAAAATTATAACAGTGAAAATATTGTAAATGTTTGGTGTTATAATCAATGGAGTGATGAAGAAGTAGATGAAAGAATAAACAAAGAGGAGGAAGCAGAAGATGACTGGTAAATATACAAATTTAGTTAAACCCTTATTTGAAGAAACATGGTTTGAGCATTTAAAACCATTTATTGATTCAAAAGAGTTTGAAAAAATTATAGACTTCTTAAAAGAAGAAAAAAAATTAGGTAAATTAATTACACCTAAAGACACAGATTGTTTTAAAGCCTTTAAAGAATGTGCATTTAATAATGTAAAGGTAGTTATTATAGGACAAGATCCTTATCCAAATTTAATAAATGAGAAATTTGAAGCTGATGGACTGGCTTTTAGTTATACTAAGAAGGATTTTGATGATAAACATGTACCTAAATCATTAAATGTAATATTAAGAGAAGTACAAAGAGATGTTTATAATAATGAAACAGAATATTCCAACACTGATGTTGATACAAATCTATCAAGATGGGCTAAACAAGGGGTATTATTATTAAATAGTTCTCTAACTACAGTTGTTGGAAATGTAAATGCTCATAAAGATTTATGGGTACCTTTTATTGATTATGTTTTAGCTCAATTAAATTTATATAATACTGGAGTTATATATTTATTATGGGGTAAAGATGCTCAAAAAAACAAAGAAAAAATATATAGTAGTACAAATTATATATTAGAATGTCCACATCCTGCTGCACAATTTTATTCAGGAGGTAAAATAACTTTTAGTGGATGTTCACATTTTTCAAAAGTAAATGAAATATTAAAAAAGAACAATGGAAGAAGTGAATGTATTAAATGGTAGTCTTAAACTTAAAGAATACGGATCAAGTTACAATGGTAAACATGATGGATGGGCTTATCAATTTTTAAACAATAATTATGAAGGAATAAATTTAGGTGTTTGTTGTAAAGACTTTTTACAAGATACTGTTTGGAGTGAATTAACTGGTAAAGAAATGATTGTTTATGGTCAACATTCTAAACCAACAAATACTTTTAAAGATCAAGAAAATCTAATTTTATGTGTTTATTCACATACTTTTGACTTATCAAATGTATCAGAAGAGAAGCTTTTAGAATACTCTCTAAATTTACAAGGATTCTTAAATGAAATAGAAACTTTAAGAAATTATAGTTTAACAACAGTTGAACTTATAGATAAGAAATTTATTATACATTTTAGTAAAGAATGGATACAATTACCTTTGATATTCAGTGCTTTTACTTTATTATGTAGAATAGGATTTTATTATAATGGTAATTTAGAAAATTATATTAGCACATTATATGATGAATCTAAGTATTTATTAGACAAATGTGATAAATATATGATTAATAATAATTATAATAGTCTAATGATATTTTTATATGATCAATGTAATATTAATCAACAATCATGGGAACAATTAAAAACTAATGGTGACGTACACAATTCAGGATTTTTCAACAATGTAAGTAAAATTAGATATGTCAATAACAAAAACAAAGAAAAAAGTAATAACACAATTTCGTATTAGACTTAGAACTAAAAATCATACAGCTGAAGATTTAAGAGATAAGCTTTATAATACATTTCATAATAGACCTATTATTGTAAGATTAGGTAGTTTAACACCAATTGAAGAGATTAGTTCAAGAACTAATGTATTAGAAATTAATAAATGTGAAGCTATTGAAATTTCAAGGAATAAGAGAGAGATGAAAGAGGCTTTTACTAAAGCTGGAGTTAAAACTGCTAATTGGTGGATTTATAAAAATGGAGAATTTAGTTATCAAACAACTGGAGAATCTATTTCTAAATCAATTAATGCTCTAGAATATCCAATATTATCTAAATCATTATTTGGTCAAGGTGGTGCAGGTAATATCTTACACAGAGACCAAAAATCTCTTGAAACATGGATGAAAAGTAAAGACTTATCTGGGTATATCTTTGAAGAATATTACAATTATGCAAGAGAATATAGACTACATGTTACTAAAGATGGTAATTTCTTATCTTGGAGAAAACTAAGAAAGAATGATGCTAAAGAAAGATGGTATTTTAACTCTGATAATTGTGTTTGGGCAGGTGAAGATAATCCTTTATTTGACAAACCTGTTAATTGGGAAGAAATACAACAACATGCAATTAAAGCTTGTGTAGCTGTAGGATTAGATATTTGTGCTGTAGATGTTAGAGTTCAAAGTTCTAAAAATGAAGATGGAATCAAGAGAAAAACTTGTGATTTCATCATTCTAGAAACAAATAGTGCTCCATCACTAGGAGAAAAAGGTAGTGAAATATATTATAATCAAATTTTAAAATTAATAAAATAAATGTGTGGAATTTTTGCATATATTGGTTCTGAACCAGCAAATATTGAAAAAATAAAAAGTTTAGGAATGTACAATATTACAAGAGGGTCAGATGCTTGTGGTATTGTTATAAATGATAAAATCTCAAAAGGTGTTAATGATAATGCAAATTGGTCAACATTTTGTGAAAATAATACTTTAAGAGCAGTTAAAGAACATCAAAACTATATTATTCTAGGTCATACTAGACAAGCTAGTGCAAGAGCTACTAAAGATGATATAGATTGTGCACATCCTATACAAGTAAAAACAAAGAAAGGTGTTGTTAAGTTAATAGGTGTTCATAATGGAACTATTAATAATGCTTTATCATTATCTAAAAAATACAATGTTAAAGAAGGTAAAATTGATTCTATAACATTAATGAATATATTAGCTGATTCAAAAACAAATCCTAATAATCATAAAGTATTTGAAGATTATGAAGGAGCAGCTACATGTTTGTGGTATTATCCTGAAGAAAAAAATGTATTGTATTTATTTAAGGGTGCAACAAGAGAAAAATACTTTGCTAAAGAATTAAAGGAAGAAAGACCTTTATTCATGTATAAAGAAAGTGAATCTAGTATTTATTTTTCATCAATTAAAGAAAGCTTATATTTTATTGGTGGTGATATTAATTCAGTTACTACTGTTCCTTTAAATCAATTAATACGTATTAAAATAGGAGAAAAACCATATATTAAACTTATTAAAAGAGAAAAAGAAGATGATAATTCTACTGTTTATGGTTATGGTCAATCTGCTGGTTATAATAATCAAGTTCCTTTTAGATCTAATGTGAAGACAGAAAATAAACAATTGAAAACAGCTAAATTACATAAATTATGTTTTGAAAATTATGCTTTTTCAAGATATAATCAATTTTGTAAGGTATCTAGTAATGGTCAATATGTTACTATTGATAATGAACCATTTGTATTAGACCAATCAAAATATGGATCAAAAGTTACTTTTTGGAAAGGTAGATATACTAGAAATGGTCATATAATAGGAAGAGATAAAAATACTTACGAAACTCTAAAGCTTGATATTTATGGTTTTGCAGAAGATAAAACTGAATTAGATAAAGAAGATTTATTTGAATACCATTTCTTCCAAGGATTTTTATTTAAATCTAAAGAACATGCTGATGCATACTTTAAAAAGTGTGACGAAGATAAAAAATTCATGTGGTATAATGATAAGTTACTAAATTACAGTAATCTGGCAAATTATTGTTATGGAGTAATAGTAGCTCCAGATGATACTTCAGGAACAGCTTGTTTAAGAGATAATAGTAATAAACATCTTGGTTTTTATACTGGAAATTTTACACCATTATTTGATTATTCAAGAGTTTATACTTTTCAATCAGGTTATTTTGCGAAAGCTAAAATTATTGATATAAATTTAGGTACTATTGAAAAAGTTATCACTGATTTTTCAGAACAAGCAGATTTTGAGAAGTTTCCCTTTAAAAAACAAGGTAGTTCTATTCAGCATAAATCTGATAAACCTTCTTCTAATGAAGCTGAAGAGAAAATAGACAATTTATTTCAAGAATTAATATCAAGTTTTAAAGCTTTAATGAATGAAACTGAAAAAGAAGATATTGTATTATATAATAAGCTTAACACTTTAAAGAATGTATTAATTAGATATAAATCAGGATCATCTAATACAAAAAATCCAGTGATGGTTGGATCAGAAACAGGTTTAATATATAGTTAAATGAGAAAAAGAAAAGAAATGATTGAATTAAGTAAAAAAATTGATACTGTTACAACGTGGAATGGTAGGATAGTTAGTTCGGAAAATTGTAAAAAGATTTTAAATCAATATTATGAAATGAATATTGACTGTTTTTATGTTAGAGATAATACTGGTAAATATAGATGGTTTAGACTAAATACTGGAAAAATATCTTATAATTATGAAACTAAAGCTTACGAATTAACTAAGGATTTAGAAGAAAACTCCTCATTAATTAAAGGAATAGTAGATAAAAATTTAAAAGAAGGTTATTTTAAATTTAATCCTTATACTACAGTTACTTTAATAGACAGTATCAATGGAGGAGAAATACCATGTGTTTCAAAAAAGGTAGCTGAAGAAAATGGTTATGTAGAAGATTTTTCTAAATTCTCTTTCATAAAAACAGATAATGAAAGATTAAAATTAAAATATCAATCTAAAACTATTGTTAAATATAAAGGAATTAATAAATTAGCATATAATGCTGATGCAAATAATAGTTTATATTTAAAAGTAATTAAGGAATATGGTGAAAATAAGAAATTTCTAGAATTAAGTCCTAATACAGGATTAGCTTCTAAATTAATACCTTATTCTTTTGGTATAGAATATGAATCATCAAATGGTACTATTCCTAAAAATCTATTGGGTCCACTAGGAGTTGTTCCTTTAAAGGATGGTAGTTTAAGAACACCTGATGGTGTAGAACCTTATGAATATACAACTATACCTTTAGAATCTGATTATGGATTAGAAACTATAAAGAAATTATCTTTTGAATTATCTAAAAGATGTGAATTTAATGAAAAATGTAGTTTACATATACATTTAGGAAGTTTAAAGAAAAGAACTGAAGAATTTGTAATAGCTTTTTATAAATTATGTTACAATTTACAAAATGAGGTATTTTCTTTATTCCCTGCTTATAAACTAAGTCCTGAAAAATATGTAAGTGGTTTTCAAAAGAATTATTGTCAAAAATTACCAGATCTTATGTTAGATGAATTTGACTTTAATAGCATTAAGTCAGTAAGTGAGGCTAAAAATTTGACTAAAGAAGCATTTGATAGAATTTATTATTTTTTATCAGATAATGCAGTGTCTGTAACAGATAATAACTTTAATTTAAATAGTTTAATGCATCCTAAAGGTAATTTAGACAAATGGAATTATCACAGTAGATATATGTGGGTTAACCTTCACCCTTATATGTTTAGTCAGAAGAAAACAATTGAATGGAGATTGCACACACCTACATTTAACCATATTAAAGTAAGTAATTGGTTATTTATAACATCTGCAATAATTCAATATGCTGAACAATATACAAATCAAATATTGAGAAATCAAGTATCTTATACATTGAGTGATATATTGAAAGGTTATATTAATAATTTTGATAAGTCTTTTTATTCATCAGATTATAATAATAATGTAAGTCAATATTTAATTGAATATATTGAATATAGAAAACAACAAATGTTAAAAAGTTTTGAAAACAAAGACTATTATGGAAGAAAAACCATAGAATATGAAAATGATCATGATTTTACTTTCAATAATGGTGTATTAAATGCTATTTATTGATTAAAATATGGATACCTGGAGCAACTCCCAGTTCAAAAAACTCACGTATATGGACTGGGAGATTCTCTATTGCTAGTAAAGCCACACAAAAATGGTGGAAAGAGAGTAAAGAATATTGGGAGAAACACGCTAAAGAGTTTAGAGAAGAATTTGATAAAAGAAAAAAACCAGTTGAAGTATATTTTAAATTTATAAGAGGTACTAAACACAAATTTGATTTTATTAATCCTGCTCAAGCTGTACAAGATGAAATGGTTAAATATGAATGGATACCTGATGATAATGCAGATGAAATTATTCCAATTTTTGAAAAACATGAGTATAATAAAGATAATCCTGGTGTATGGATTGAATTAAAATAATGAATATAACACACGATGATATGGAAATAACAAGAGAAGGTATTATAACAAGATTATCTAAATCAAATAGTTATGAATATAACCTTCATAAAGCTTCAGAAGAATTACAAGAACTTTCTCTTGTATTAACACAAAAGCTTACAAAACCTACTAAAGTATTTGATCAAGAAATAATTGATGAAATAGGAGATGTTCAAATTAGATTAGATATTTTAAAGAAAATATTTGATTCTGATAAAATAGATAAAAGAATAGCTTATAAATTGAAAAAATTTCAGGAATTCGCTGATAGTGGCAAATATAAGCAAATATGAGTGATTATTTCAAGAATGATTCTATAAGTTATTCTAAATTAAGGGCTTTATCTGTTGGACCAGCTTATTATAAATCTCAAATGGAGCAGGATAGTGAGGAGAAAGAGCATTTTATAATAGGTTCAGCAGTAGATATATTATTAACAGAGTCAGATAAATTTTGGGATTATTACTACCTTGAATTTGATAAGTTTGATGAAGATTTACCATCTCCTCAAATGTTAAAATTTATAGATTATCTTGTACATAATGAAAATTGTGGAGAAATTACACAAGATTGTTATAAAGAAGCATTTGAATATGCAGGTATTAAACAGAAAAAGTTAGATACTGTTATTAAAGAATTTAGTGATAAGTACATGAATTACTATAATTATCTAATTAAAAAGAATATTTTTAATATAAATAATGAAGGTAAGCAATTATTAACAGTTTCTCAATATGACTTAGTTAAAAATATCACAAATAGTTTACAAAATAATAGATTTACATCTAAATATTTTAATACTGACTTTAGTAATTTAGAAATACACAATCAATTAGAAATATACTGGGAATATGATAATATTAAGTGTAAATCAAAGTTAGATAAAGTTATAATTAATCATGTTGATAAAACTATAATGTTAATTGATCTTAAAACTACAGGTAAATCTACATTTAGTTTTGAATCAAGTTTATATCAATATAGATATGACATACAAGCTGCTTTTTATGGATTAGCTTTTACATGGTTAGTAAAGAATCAATGGGTGTATTTAAAAGATTATACTATTTCAGGATTCTATTTTATTGTTGAGTCTACAAAAACTATAGGATTTCCTTTAATCTATAAATGTAGTGACAATCTTTTAAATAATGCTTTACATGGTTATTATAAAAATGATAAATATTACAAAGGAATAATTCAATTAATTTCAGATTATAAATGGTATATGGATAATAATGAGTGGTCTTATGATAAAAATATAATTGAAAACGAAGGAATTATTGAATTATAGTGACTAAAACAAAAGTTGAAACACAATATAATAAAACTACAAGATTTATATTACCCTCTTTAAAACTAAATGATAGTTTATTAATCCAAAATGGTTTTGTTAATGCTTATATTCAAGATCATGAATATGATATTAGATGGGATTATGAAAATTGTATATATTTATTATTTAAACCTGAACAATTAGAGCATTTTGAAAGATGTGCTAGTGTATTAAGAAGTTATAATAATTTCAGAGATGAATATGATACTAAGGAAGGTATTGTATTTGTATTTGAAATTCCTGATAGATACAAGAGTATTATATCTAATTTCATAGCTGGTAAATATTCACAGTTTGATAGAAATTATATAAAAGAATGTATTCCACAGGTAATTAATGGGCAAATATCTAAAAGATGGAAGATATTTTATAAAGAACAAGACTTATTTCAAGAATTAGCTACATTTCTTGGTTATAAAGATTTAAGTATTGGTAAAAAGTATATTGATGAATTAGAAGATTTACCTTATGCTGAAGAAGAAATATTTAGATATAATCCTGAAATAGAAGTTAAATTAACAAGAAAAAATCAACCTTAAATATGGAACCCAAAAAAGATGATAAAAAAATTGATATTAAAGTCAAACACCCAGAATTTGGATATGTTGAATTTAGAGGTATGACTATAAGACAAAAAGATATACTAAAAGAGTATGATAAACTTACAAAAAGTAAAACAAAGAATAAAACTACTATTCATAAGAGAGGAAATGATTGATTTTGTAATTTCTTTAGATAATAATTATGATACTGTAGAAGAATATTGTAAAAAGAAAGAATGGAAAGTATTTGATAATATTCATAAAACATTGAATGTTGTTGAAGGAGAAAAAAGTAAAGAAATTGTTTCAAATTTAAACCAAAAATGGTTAAATGAAAGAGCAGTAGATATAGCATTGAAAACTTTTATAGTTGTAAATAAATAATATGCCACAAGAACAAGTAGAAGAGATAGAAGTTAAATGTGCTAATTATGAAAGAGATAATATTGTTGAATCTGTTAGAGAGAAATTATTAAATAGGAGTGAGATAGGTATTGTAAAATATAATACTACACTAAATCAGAATAATAAAGACAATTATCTCAATCATTTACAACAAGAATTAATGGATGGGGCTAACTATATAGAAAAGCTTCTTCAACAAGAAAAAGATATAACACAATTATGTAAACAATATCCTAATAATACAGAATTAGGAGAAATAATAAGAAAAATATATGGTACTTAGTAAAAGTAAGGTAACTCTTCCTGCTAAAGCAAGATTATTATCTAGTATTGAAGATAATCTACTTAAAGGAATCTTAGGGTTTAATATTAAAAATAGATTTATGTTTCCTAAATTTATGCCTTTAGATTTTTATGAGTTGCATTATGATGATATTAAAAAAGAATATTTAATTGATTTTAAAGATTCAAATGATGAATTTTATTGTTTAATACCAGAATATAGAACAGTAATAAGAGAATATTGTAAAGATCATTATAAAAATGCTGTTAATATTGACTTCTACTATAGTGAGGATACTATGTCTTTTAGAACTCCTGAGAGACTTGAAGTTATATCTTCTAAAATGTTTGGAGTTTGTTCATTTAATATGACTGATTCCAGAGATGCTTTTGATCAATTAACAGATTGTCTATGGGAAGCTTTAAAATATGCATGTCAACAATATGATAAATCAGTTATGCCAGCAATAACATATGAAATATCTGGTAAAGTTGCTTATACAATTAATGATAGAAAAGTTGGTTATGCTTATAATGAATCCTTAGACCATGATTTTATGTCAGGACATTTAAATATAACTGATATTTATGATGAATTAATAAAAACAAAATATGATTAACATTGGAAAAATTTTTACAGGTAGAACTTTTAATAAAGAACCTATAACTACAATACAAAAACCTGTAATAATAGAAAAACCTTTAGATAGTGATGTATTAAACAAATTAGATGAATTATTTCCAAGTTCAAAAATAATGAGCATGGATGCATATGGAGCAAGTGAATATCGAGGTAATCTTTTTGGATTTAATGATGATGACGATGATAATGGTGAAGATGTAGACGTTCTTACAAGAGAAGATGAAATTGGATTATTTAAATCATATAAAATTGGACAATTATATGCTGATAAATTCAATAATAGTTATAAAATTATTAAAAGAAGTGATAATACTATAACTTATGTTATGAATATTGATCTTAATAAAATGAAGAACCGTGAAATAACAATATCCAGAAAAGATTTTCTTGAAAAAATGCAATACAATCCTTCATATAAACAAGAATATTATGCAGCAAGATATGTCGAAGATTAATACATTTGTAATGGGAGACATACACGGAGGTTTTAAAGCCTTCGTGCAATGTCTTGAAAGAAGTGGATTTGACTATGAGAAAGATATTTTAATTCAATTAGGTGATGTTGCTGATGGTTGGAGTGAAGTATATGAATGTGTAGAAGAACTATTAAAAATCAAAAATTTAATAGCAATTAAAGGTAATCATGATCATTGGACTTTACAATGGATGAATACTGGAATTCATCCTGGAAGACCTCAAGGTGGTGATGCTACTATATATTCATATTTAAAAAATTGTGGTAGTGCTGAAAACTGGGAAAATGCTACTTATATTAAAGTTCCTGAAAGCCATCTAAAATTTTTTAGAACTCAACATTTATATTATATTGATGACCAAAATAGATTATTTATTCATGCAGGTTTTAATAGACATTATAGTATAAAAGATCAAAGAGATGAAAAAATTTACTACTGGGATAGAGATTTTTGGGCATCTGCTTTATCACATGAATCTATTTCTAAAACAGAACACTATAAAGGTGGTCAATTTAAAATAAAAGATAATTTTAAAGAAGTATTTATAGGTCATACTTCAACAACAAATTGGAGTGTAAATGAAGTAAAAGTAAATGGTATTGTAATTCCAGGAAATAGGTATATAGATTTTCCAATGAAAGCAGCAAATGTGTATAATCTTGATACAGGAGCAGGTTTTAATGGTAAATTGACAATTATGAATGTAGATACTAAAGAATATTGGCAATCAGATTTATTAACGGATTTATATCCAAATGAAAAAGGTAGAACATGATAGACAATTTTGATTTAATAAAACCTTTGTTAAAATTTGAAAGTAAAGAAGATTTTTATTTTGTTCAAATTATACAAAGAAAAAAGGATTTTGAACCTGGTCAAAAAAGATTAGGAAGAAATAATAACAATAGATTAATAAAACCTTATTACATTTATAGTGTAGAACAGTTAGATGCTTATAAAGAAGAAATAATTAAACTTTGTGAATTATTTAATGCAAGAGCAGGAATTAATCTAAATAGAAGGAATAATAAAGATGCAGCTATTAAATGTCTTGAAATATTATCAATAGCTATGAGAAAAAATGATGAATTTAAAGGGATTAGTAAAATTTATAGCAGTGCTTGTGGTAAAGAATCTTCTTCAGATAAATTATGGATTGTTGATTTAGATAAAGGAGATTTGCCTAAATTATCTGAAATTACTAATATAATTTATAATTGTGAACCTATTAATACTGTTAAAATTGTTGCACAAATTCCTTCTAAATCAGGTTTGCATCTAATTACAAATAGATTTAATAGACAAAAATTTCATGAATGGTGTCCAAATATTGAAATACATACAAATAACCCTACAAATTTATACATATGTTAATATACAATTGAACAAAATTTTCAAAAAAGAATTAAATAAACAAACAAAAATGAATACAATTACAAGAAGTAAGGCAGTTGAATTAATTAAAAATTCACAAGGTAGATTTTTTACAGTATCTTTTACAAAAAAAGATAATACTGAAAGAACAATTAATGGTAGAACTAAAGTAACTAAAGGTAGTAAAGGAGGTAAAAATCCTGCAACAAATCTTGGTTATATATCTGTATATTCTACAAAAGAAAAAGGTTACAGAAATGTGAATTCACAAACTATAACCTCATTAAAAATTAATGGAGAAACTTACAGAGTAAAGTAAAAGAGAAAGGGGCTTAACGCCCCTTTTTGACCTCCGTATTAATATTTTCTCTTTTCATCTTCATCAAATGTCTCATATACCATTGTTAGTTTAGCTCCTGGTATAAATGGTCTTGCTCTATATAAAATTCCAATTTTATCTTTATCATTGTCTTCACCTATTATAAGATCAGTAGATTCATCATATACTTCAAAACCTAACTTCTGTATATCTTGTAATATACCTAATAATGGAACAACTCCTCTACCAGCAGTTTCTTGTACAGATTGAGGATTAACAAAGAATGATAATTCTCGTGTTATTCTTCTTAATAATCTCATAGAAGTTCTTCTTTCATATGAATCATCATCCCAATATTTACCTAATCCAGCTAATGCTAATAATAAAGCAAACACCATAAATAATTCTGCAGCAGTTGCTTTTAAATTACCTCTTTTATACTCTAAAAACTCTTTATATAATTCATCTTTGGATTTACTTGTTAAAAGATGTGGATTTTTAGAAAGATATTGTTCAAACATTGCTTTAGCTCTGTTTTCATTAACTTTGAGCATATTTGTATTACCAAATGTAGCTACATCTAAAGCAAATAAAGCTGTTTTTTTCATTACTTGAGGAAGCCATACAGATAATCCTTTTTCATAATCTGCACCTAATTCATTAAATAATGAATTATATCTACCTTGTTTTATTAATTCAGCTGTTTTATCATAACCTAATTTATCAAATCTTTCTATAGCTAATCCAGGCAACCAGTTTTTAAAAGACATTGCTAATTGACCTACAGTTGTAAAGTTAATAGCATTCATATCTTCTCTGGATAATGAACCTTTTATGTTTCTTGCTACATTCATTACAGTATTTCTAAATTGAGTATAACCTTTGTCAGTTAAACCTTCAATTTCAGCACTATCTTTAGTAACTTTTAATCTTTCAAATAAAGATTTAGTTGCTTCAGGTAGTATAGCTAATCTTTTAACATTACCTTGTTCATCAATACCATAATTCTTCATCATAGTTATTAATACAAGATTAGATGTGTGTTCATCAGCATTTCTATATCCCCACATTAAAGTATCTTCATTTATATATTTTAATGCTTTAGATATTCTAACATCTTTAGTGAATTGTACATCTGTTAATTCACCATAGGGTCTAAATAAATACAATGCACTAGCCCACTTAGCTTGTTCCTCTGTACCAGGAATTAAAGCTTTCTTATGCATACCTATAGTATCTAACATTTGCTTTCTATTATAAAAGAAGCCTTTAGAACCTTCAAAAAATAAGTTGCCTTGTTGTCCTAAATAGTTAGTAGCTATTACTAATGGCATCAAAGCAAGTTCTTTAATTTGTTGATATTTTCTTAAACTTTGTAATGTTTCAGTGGAAGTACTTTGTTTATCTTGTAATTTTATACCATATAAATGATAATCCACTTGTTTTTGAAACAAATCTGCAGCATCTGAAGCATATCCAAAGAGCTTTTTTGACCTCCCTGAAACTGTTTTAACAATATTACCATTAGCATCAGTTTCTGCTTCACCAAATTCTGGTTGATATATTAATGTCTGCAAAGCATTAGTTTGAGCCTCTATTTGACTTAAATTATTGTAATTATAAGCCATAGTCATAAACATATATAAACTCTTATTTAAATCATAAGACTTCATAGTTTTATCTATTTCACCTTTTTCATTTTGAAAAGGTTGTAAGAAAAATCTAGGTATTTGTCTTAATGCTTTACCTGTTTGTAAGTTTTGCTCAGTTCTATCAGTTATTTCACCATATTTAGTTTCATCTTGAGCAGTACTCCATATTTCTGTAACTTTATCTTTAACTTGATCAAAAGTAGGAATACCACTTTCAAATAACATTTCTAAAGTTTCTTTTTTAATCCATGGAATAAAATTATGAGATATAAATTGTTCATTTTCACTATGTCCGAGCATTAATCTTGCTTCTTTCATAGATTCTGTCCAAAAATTATAATAATCTAATAATTCTTTATGACTTTGAATAAATTTATATTCTTTTGTCATGTTTTTAGAATCTTTAAATATTTCAGGTTTATATTCATAATATACTCCCCAATACTTACCATATAATACATTACCTTTAGTTGGATGATTTTGTGCTTCCCATCTAAGAAGTTTTATATTATCTTTAGGATCATCTTGATTAATATGATTATTTATAATATATTTAGTTCTCCTGCTATTATAAGATTCTTCCCAATTATCTTTCAACTTAACAACTTCTAATAATTCTTTCTTTTTATTATCTTCTTGTAATTTAGCAAAATTGTCGTAAAATTCTTTAGTTAATATAGAATGTAAATTACCTGCTTCTTTGTTTATTAATAAGTTATAAACATCCCAACCAGTATAACCATTCTTAGCACCCCAATCTTCAATAGATTTTGAATATTTTTTAATATTCTTTTCTAATTCAGCTACATTTTTTCTTGTAACATCATTAGCTTTAGAATACATATCATAGAATTTCTGAAATATAGGATGATCTATTTGTGAAAGTGTTTTAAATAGCTTATCCACCCATGTTAATTCTTTAGCATTTGTAGCTGCTTTTAATTCATCTCCAGTTAATACTTGATTTATTAACTTCTCTTTAAGTAATAATTGTAAATCTGTTAATCTACCTAATACACTATGAGATTTTGATATATTTTCCTGTAATTCTTCTTTTTCTAAACCTAAAGTTCTATAAAATGTAGGAGCTGTTGAAACAATACTTATATATACTTGAACATCATCTGATAATTCTATTAATTCTTCTAAATCTTTTTTATCTAAAGTACCAACATTGTTAATAATTTTATTATAAGCATCAATAACATAAGACATGTCTTTATCAATTATTAAAGCTTGTATAGATTTATTTAATTTAGCTATTCTTGATCTTAATATTAAAGCTTTATCTGAAGAAGGTGATTCTTTCTCTAATCTTCTTTCATAGTTATTTTTAAGCTTTAACATCTCACTAATAGCATCATCTAAAGCTTTAATACCTGTTTCTTCAATTGCTACAGGTATAGGTTTAAAATACTCTCCTGTTCCTTGAATAACCCTAATTTTAGTGGATAATTTTTTACCTGGACCAACTTCATCTTTTTTCTTCATGAAATTACTAAGATAAATTGGTGATATTCTACTAAATCTTACTTTATTTACTCCTAAATCTGTTAAAGTTCTACTTACCTGATTTAACTGTAAAGCAAAATCTTCATATTTATAATCACTAATCCAATCTTCATCAACTACTCTACCTTGAAAATCTAAAACATTAGCTTTAGTATCATTAATACTCATAGTTTTATAGTCAATATAACCTGCAGAACTATCACTAAATATAGCTACTAAGTCACCTCTACCCATTTTACTATACTTACTATCAGGTAATAGTAATTCAGTGGCTACAGTGATTTTACCATCTTTATCTATTTTCTTTTGAGTTTCTTTAAAGAATTCTAAATGTTGCTTAACAATCTTTTCAGTTTCATTTATAATAGTAATATCTACACCATACTGAGCAGCTAAGTCTTCTTTAGATATATGTTTAGCTTTAGTTTTATTAAAAGCTTCATCATTATTAACTAAATTATGAGTTAATTGTTCAGCAATAGCATGAACTTTAGTTCCTGAATCAGCTTTAATCTTATTATCTGGATTTTCAGATATTTCAGCTGCACTTTGTCTACCTTTAATTCTTTCAAATTTCTTTTGAACAACATCTGTAAACCTTCCAGGAACAATAAATTCCTCTCCTGTGTTAGGATTAGTGATTATATACCTCTCAGTTTTGCCTGTAGGGCTTTTATAGGCTGTTTTAGGAAGCAGTTCATTAGGAATAGTCTTAACACTAATATATTGCTGTAATAGCTCTATTTTAGCTAATATTTCTTCTGGAGTAATATCCTCCAAATTATCAAAAATACCTGTTTTATTTACAAAGGCATTTCTTACTTCATCATATGTGAGATTAGTTATTCTACAAGCCATTAATTACATTTTTTATCTAAATTCAAATCATTTGCTAATTTATCAACATTAAAATCTCTATCTAAAGGAGATTTATTCAATATTTCATAAGTTACTAAAGTGGATTGACCTAATTGTTTATATTTAACATAATAAGATGTTCCATTTTTAGCATTATATTTCTCAATTTCTTTATTTATTTTACTTTGATTAGCAGTATTAATCTCTTTTTTAGTAAGACCTACAGCTTTTTTAAAGTCTTGTAAACTTCCTGATATAGTAGTAACTGCTGATATTCTAGGAGAAGCTACTCTCATATAAGATTTTTTATCTTTAGTTTCTTCTACTATTGGTTGTTCTCCTTCTATCTTTTTACTACTATCTACTACTTTAGATTTAAGTTCTTGTCTAACTTCCATTAATAATTTAGGAAATTCTGTTCTCCATTTTGATTTAACAGACTCTTGTGTATGTGTAAGTTCCGCATTTCCTGTAGCTAATAGCTTATTTAATGCTTCTGGATTTTGTTCAAAAGATTGTTTTAATAAAGTTTTCATTAATTTAGAACTGTGGTTATCCCAATTTTTTGAATCAAAGTTTTTAATAGACTTTCCTAAAGTTCTTAAAATACCTCCGTTAGTTGTAGCTAATATTTTATTTTGTATATCACCTAATTCATGAACATCTTTTTCACTTTTAGGGTCTGTGGATTGAGTTTTAAAATATTGAAAAGCTTGTTCTACTGATTTAAAATCTATTTCTTCTTCTAATGAAGGGTCTAATGATTTAAAAGGTCTAATAGCAAAATTACTTAAATCTGTATTTTCATTAGTTCCTGCATAAATATTAATCTTCTTACTTGTATCTATTCCACTATCTAACTTTTGGTTAGTTAAAAAAGCATCTGTAAGTATTTGTGTTAATTCTTCTTTTTGTAATTTAGATAGAGAATTAAACTTATCTAATACCCACTTACAAAATTTATTCCACCAATCAAATGCTTCTCCTTTTTGTTTAACTACTTGTTCTCCTATACTTTGAACTAATGCTTCTTCACTACCCCATTTCTTAATAGCTTCTTGAACAATGGGAGTATTTCTATACCAAGCTATATAGTGGTGTGCATATTCATGTGGTAAAGTATCTTGTTTTTGATTTACAACATCTATTAAAACACTCATTGCTTTAATATTTGCTTGTCCTATTATTTTACCATTGTTAATCTGATTATAGAAATTATCCTGTGATGTGTAGTCTTTTTTATTAAAAACAGATTTTATTTGATTGCTTTTAAATACTGCATAATTTGTAGAAACAGTTGGGTCGGCAATATTTTTAATAATACTACCATCTAAATTATCTTTTAAAGCATTTTCTATTAAATCAGCTACTTCAAATGCTGCTCCTTTAGATTCTCTTCTTTTTACAACTTCTTCTGTATCTCCTTGTTGAAAAACAAAAGGTCTGTTTTTAAAATCTTTAGAATTTACATTTTTAGCATTTAAGAATACAGGATATACTTTGGGTCTAAACCCTCCTGCCTGTAGCTCATCTTGTATTTTTTGGTAATTATATACAAAATTATTTTTAAACTCTTCCACCATTAAATCATATTCAGAAGAAGATAATTCTTTTATATTTTTACCATTTAAAGATTTGTTTTCAAAGCTATTTAAAATACCATCATTTCTTATAGTAATTGTATTATATTCTTTACTGCTCCATAACCAAATAGGATAACCATTCTTTTCAGAACCTGGTATAATGGCTGTATTATATTTATCATTTTTTGGAATACCCTTTTTTAATATAGAATCTTTATTTTTTTCTAAATAATCTATAATTTGTTTTGTATTTTCATTATTGGCTTGAGCATTTCCTATTGCACCGCCTTCTGATAAATCCCTTATTTTTGAATATTCATTATATATTCTATTAAACTCTTTTAAAATTTCTTCTTTTGTTAAACCTTTTTGTTTTAAAGCATCTACCCAATTTTTTATAGCAGGATAATTTTGATACATTTCTTGTATCATTTGTGTAGAAGGCTCTTGAGCAGCTCTTCTTACATAATATAAAATCTCTTTTAGAATTTGTTGTCTTTCTATAATAGCATAGTAAAAAGCAGTATTAGGTGAATCTGTAAACATAAAAGACATTTCACTATCAGACAACCTATCTTGCCATTTACCTGTAGTAGAACCTCTTTCTTTTTCTTCAAAATTAAAAAACTCCCTGCCACTACCATGATATACTAACTTAGGTTCACCATTTTCATCAACTATTTTAGAAGATTCTTCAGGATTATTTAACCAATCCCCAAACCAATTTATAAAATCTTCAGAATAAACTAATGATTTTAATTTGGCAGTTATTTCTTTGTTACCGTTTACTTCTGGTAAATTTAAAATAGATTTGAATAAATTGCTTTCTTTACCTTCTGGTGTTTTATCCATAGAATAACCATTATTTTTAATAATAGCTAATTCTACATTAATATTAGATGATTCTAACACATCTTCTAAATCATGGATATTCCTACCGCCTAGAAACCCTTCTACTTCTTTTACTACAGTAGAATTTTTATATTTATTTAATTCTTCATTCTGTCTTCTTTGTCTTTCTACTTTATCATTATCTGATTTTATTTTAGCTTCTGCTATTTTAGCGTTTATTTTACCTTGGGTTTTATCAGAAGTAAAGAATTTCTCTCTCCTATTTAATTCATTTTCAACTACTGTATATATTCTTTCTACAGCAGCTTGTTTATCTATTTTGAAATAATTAATAAGAGTTTCTATTTTAGATACTTTAGCATTTTGTCCTAAAAAGAAAGTGGATATTTTATCTATATTGAATTTCTTATTAGCCCATTCAGAAGAATTTATCTGTCTTTTAGAAAAAGCAATAGCTTGTTTATCTGATTTAAACTTATTATCTTTAAAAAGAGAAGGTAAATAAGTTTTAATCTTTAATTGTTGAGAAGCATCATATTTACTTAAATCAAAATGTTTTAAATAATTATTTAATAATCTTCTAATATGATAAAATTCTTCCAATTGCCCTGCATACTCTTCTTTTTTAGTTTTAGCAGTTTGTAACTCTTCCATTAAAGAAGTTTGTAATTCTGTAGAACTAAGTTTATCTTTTAATTGGTTTAAAGAAATTACACCATTTATCCCTATATTTTTAAGTAAGTCATTTAATACTTTTGTTTTATATTCTTCTACAGAAGTTATAGATTCATCATATTTACCATTAAAATCTTTAAGTTTATATTTTAATTTATTTAAAATTAAAGCAGATATTTTTTCAACTTCATTTTGATATTTTATATAATTACCTTCAAAATAATCATTTTCTATAAGTTGATTAAACACATCTTCATCGCTACTTTCTTCAATAGGTTTATTAGTGTATTCTAATTTAATTTGAGGATATAATTGTTGTAATTTAGCTTTTATTTTTTCATTAAGTTGTTTATCTATTCCACTATCTACTACTTGTGAAATATTTTTACTAATCAATCCTGTTTTAGTAGAATTAAGTTCTGTAATTAATCCAAAATTATTTAACAGCTCTTTCTGTAGCTATT